AGATTCTGATCCATCCTTGCTGGGTTAATTACTTGATGTCCCGCCTTGAGCAAGGCTTCTTCAGCTTCAAAAAAGGCAGGGTGGTTTAATTTGGGGTAGCCCCTCATAGGGCCACAGATATATACTGTAGTCATGGTTGTGTGGTTGTTAGTGGATGGTGATGCCGTAGTCGGCAATCAAGCTGTAAAGAACTTGTCTAACTTTTTCAATAGTTGCCCCATCCCAATCGGGATGAGAATTATACTTAAGATGAGAGCGAAGCTCGTCATCAAAATGCCCAAGAACACAGCGAAAATCGCTTGCTTTGCAAGCATCTTCAAACTCCTGTTGTTCTTCTGGAAGGGTGAAGGATAGGGTTCCATTGGCCATTGTGTGTAGTTTATGTGTCTTTGATTACTTTTTCTAAATCCCCGTCATCCAAGTCGTCGTCGTCCTCATCCTCTTCTTGTCCATAGAGAATGTCATGGATATTGGATACAATGCCTTCGATGGCATAATCATTTCCAAACTTGAGGAAGGCATTTTTGGTTTCGGTGCCGTCCTGAAAGGTGGCAACGACAAAGCCCGAATCAAAGTATTCAACCAAATCGCGACATAGTTTGTCCAATACCTTCTGGAGTCTCTGGTCATGAGATGCCATATCAGTCGATTTGTTCGCGGCAATTCTTGCATGTCTTGATTACTCCGACATGCCGAATCACCGTTTGTTCAATCTTTTCCGATCCGCAATAGGGGCAAGTTTTGTTTTCGGGCTTGCGGTAGATCTTTTTCTTGCGGGGTTGGTCGCGCTCTTTCATTTAGCTGTTGATGGATTAATTCTAACGTAATTCCTTACCAGTGAAGAAGTTCTGGTTTTTAGCCACACGCCATCACCAGAGGTAGAATCTCGCGTTCCCCGACCATTGGTATTTCCCTCTACGCACTGAAAGTTTTTTTCACCAACTTTGACCACAATCCCGATATGGGAAAAATCAAAGATGACAAAGTCCCCCACTTGAGGCTTGGCTTTTGAGGATAAAACCTTGGTGGTTGCAGGACGCCCCTTTGCCCACTGGATATACCCGAATGCTGCTGCGGTCTTGGGTCTCCACTTGTCAGGAGTCATCACCTTTAGCCCCAGCCACTCGGCATTCTCCTTGTCCTTGAGCCACTCTTGAATTACCCAACCCGTAAACGCCGCACACCACGGCCATGAAGCTGGCTTCAGACTGGTTGCCGATTGGTACTTGCGGATTTTGGCCCCGTTGTTGTTGCCGCCAGACTCCTTCACCCCGACTTGGGATAGGGCAATCTTGGCTAGATTCTCAAGAGCCTTTGGGGTCTTCTGTTTCGGGGCGGGCTTGGCCTTGGGTTCTTTTGGCGGTTCGGGCTTTAAGCTCTCTTGCGATTCGGAGGGCAAGCTCGGTGAGGACGGCGCTTGGCCAGTATCGAAGCCGATAAAACCAAAGAGTTTCTGGATTAACTTTAACATGGGGCCGACTGCTCACCCATTCATTTTACCACTTGCACTGACGCCTGCCAATATCCCAATTCCTAGAAATCCGCTCCACCTCGGACTCCGATGGTGACGGAAGTTTTTCCATCATCGCCCCGCTTCCCTTTGACCCAGAAGCGGATGGAACTGAATAAACGGACAAGGAAACTTCTGCGATCTTCTTCGCGCTTTTTGGTAAATATGGCTTTGAGGACTTCATCTTTGATTGGTTTCACTTACGTTTACGCTTGGTTGCGGGCTTTTTGACTTCAATAGCCCTGCGGACTTCGGTGAAGGTAATAGGTCCAGCCACTCCATCCTCATCCGTATTAACCAAGGCTTGGATTTTTTTGACCCCCCTGACGTTCACTTCGTTAGTGATGTAGTTAACGATAGAGATAAGGAGGGCAACAATGAAGCCTGTGAGACTGACCTGATCGACGGATTCGGCCAGCTTCGGATCAACCATAGCAAGACGGGAGACAATAGCGGCTACCGCCATGGCGATGAGGGGGGTAAGAACCCCGCCCGCCTTGCTGACCAAGAATGCTAGAAGTTTGTCTTTCATTGTTCGATTTTGACACGTTGGACAGCCGATTCAATAGTAAAACGAATCAAAGATTCGGAGGCATCAATCCCATTACGGATGGCTGCGCTGGTGAGCTTTTTGACAGCGGCCTCGCGCTTTTGTGCGCCAGTTTTGCTGGTATCGGCCAACTCGCGGACAATATCCAAGGCGAGAGGTAGGAGGCTGGACGCCGCATCCACAAACAATTCTTTGAGGATAGGTGCGTAGAAACTCCAGATTTTGGAAGGAATACCCAGAAGGGTGGCAAAGAATGATTTCATATATTTAAAGCTAGACTAGAATCCTTTGGATTTCAAGTAATCTTCGATTCTTTTTGTGCGCTCGTCAATGCGGGCTAGGGTCTCGGACCTCTCTTGGTTTTCCTTATTGATCATTTCAATCCGCGCATCCTGTTTAGCATCATTAGCTTGGATAGACCGCATCTGTTCTGGGAGAACAACCCACCCATTGAGGGCCGAAAACAAAGTAACCATCAGGGCAATGCCTGCAATCAACTCGCTCATCGTCAGCTTAACTCCCCGTTCCATCCCTCTGCGTCTTGGTATGTCTTCTACGCTCATAGTGCTGTAATAATGGAAGCCACTTGATAGCGCCAAGGCCAATCAATATATGTGGCTAGGTTTGCGGGATTCCCCGTGTCTCCGCGATAGGCGGCGGCAATATGCCCCAAAGCTTGTTTCTCGCTCCAATCTGTAGTACCAAGGCTCGACCCCGAAACCGCATCATAGATATCCTTCCAAGCATACTGTTTGGGTAATCCTATATACGCTGCCTCATCTTTCGGTGCGCCTGCGGCTACGGCAATCTTGGCCCAGAGATAGCGTTCAGGGAGAGTGACGTAGTTGGATATCGGGCTTGGTGACGGAGATTCTATGACTGCTTCTGATCCACTAAAACCCCAATTTGTCACAAGCCAAGGATAGGCAACATCTTCACTGGATGAAAAAATGGTTCCAGATTCCACTTCTTCAATTGCCCACAAATCCCCATTCCATACAATAAAAGACTGACTATTACTTGTGTTCGTTCCATTTAAAAAATATGCAGCTTTTCCGTTTTCTTCTCCATTTCGGACATACAATCCATTGGCATTTGTCACATCCAAGCCCGAAACCAAAACATTAGAAGGAGCCTGTGTTTCTCCAAGTTCTTCAACAAGCCACTTGGCAAGCATCATCCTTCGGGGCTGATCCGCCGCCGAAGCAAAAACACTATCTAAAGTAGGGAGAGCCATAGCCTATGGTCTCCGTCCTTTAAGCCATGCCCATGATACGCTCGCCCATGCCAGCCATAGGAGCGGCAGCTTCCATTTCGTCAGCGGCTTCGTCCTCCATCTCGTCTTCGTCTTCGGCCTCTTCAGCCGCAATCTCGACGCCAGCCAACATAGTGGGAACCAGCGAGTCTCCGTCAACACGGAAGGTCACAAGCTCTTCAAAGGTGTCGCCATCAGCAACATCTTCAGGCAGGGTATAATCAGTCGGTATAGTTAGTTTCATAATAGTTATTCTCTCCTCATAGAGCTTGCCTTAGATTTTACTCCAAGGCAAGCCTTGATGAATAGAGACTAACTAATTACGCGAGGTAACCGTATCCGCTATTGCTGGGGCAAGTGACGAGGTCACCAGCCAGATTGCAGCGCAAGTGGAGCAGATAGTACCCAAACTCAGGGAAGATCTGCTTCGCCGCGCAAGCCATCTTAGCGCGCCAGTAACCACTGTTTTTGTCAGGGTTGCAATTCTTGTCGTACTCGTTGATCCAGCGGAAGTCTCCGCGATAGTTCTGAGCATCATAGACAAGCTTGCCGACCTTGAGGTTCGGGTTCGGGACGAGCCACTCAACGGCCTTCGGATGGAAGATAACCGTGGAGGTATACTTCGCAGCCTTGTAGGCGGGGTTGATGATGTATTTCGTTCCCTTGACCGCGCCAGAGGCAGCGATATACGGGGCAACTTCGGTGAATCCACCAGATCCGTTGTCGTTGAAACGCTTCGGGAACGGGCGGCTGTGGAACACAAATCCACCGTAAGCCTTTTTGGGCAGGAGCGAGGAGCCATTGGCACCCAACAGATCGTTAACGCGATCACTGTAGCGGATATCCTGACGGACATCTTCGTTCAGTTTGATCAGGTTCTCAATCGTGGCGCGTTCGGCAAACACGTTGAACACGGGCGAGCCGTCATCGGTCACCGCATCACCGTCATCACCAGCGTTGTTCTGGTAGAGGCGGTCATAGAGTTCGCGAAGGACGCCAACAGTAAGAACGGAGGTCGGGGCAGGCAACGCACTGGTGAAACCAGAAGTGGAAGTTGATTCTGCAAGACCAGGTTCAACAGAGACCTTCGTCACTGCGGAGTAGTAATCGTCATCATAACGCTTGATCCACTCAACGTTGACGTTGTCGGCCAAGATTTTGATGTAGTTGTTGACATCGTCAATCGGGAAAGCCGAAGTGCGAACGTCTTCCAAACAGATCCAATCCGACTCAATCGCCTGATGGCGGAGCGAAAAGGTCTTCTGTTCAAAGGCGTAGCCAACTTTCTTGACGGGAGCCAAGCAGGAGTTGTCCTGCGTGGGGCTTCCCTCGCCAGTGACTCCAATTTCTTCCCATCCGCTGCCAACGGCAACTGTGCGCTGGGCGATGGTGTTGGTGATCGTTTTGCCCATGTTGTCGGGGAAAGCCGACTGGGTAACAAAACGCAGATAGGGATCTTTATAAAGACCCAAACGATGAGTGCCAAGGGCGATACGTCCAGTCTCGCGCTGGAAATTATCATTGATGGCCTCACAGGTAGTAGCAGTTTGTGCTGACATGATATTTTATTTCTATTTGGTTTAAGGGTTAGATTTTGATTTCGGGGCATAGGTTGCCCGTCTATCGGTTGAGTTTCTGGGCCGCGACCAGAGATTTACGGCTACAAATTTTGAAGGCGCTAACCCGCCAGCGAGGTGTCTGCGACCAACTCAGACTTCAGTCTTGGGTGCAAACTATTATATTTGCACAAATTTGTCAATAGCAGAATTTTATCGGAATATAGATTTTCCGAAATTCATCAAACTGTCGGGATTTTCATCCCCATCGTCATTGCTATCGGTCTCAGTGGCCTTACCCAAGCTTGGGGTAGCTCCGACCAAACCTTCTAGCTGAGTTTGAAGTTCTTTGATCTTGGCGTCTTTTTCGGCGTTCACTCGCTCCATTTGGGAGGTGTAGTGGTTGATGGCGCTTTCAAGGAAGGGGACTACAGCAGCCCGTGCGAGGATGGCGCTTCGGTCTTCGACGCTCAAGCGATCCAGATTGGTCTCTGCGGCGTTCTTTTTCGCGCTGCGGATATGGCTATTCCAGTCATCCTGCCCGTCGATTTCTTGGAGGAAAGAATAGCGATCTTCCAGATTTGTCCAAGTTTTGGCCGTGAACGCCTTCTGGAGCCTTTGATCGTTCTCAATAAACTCCTGTTCGGATTGGGCCTTGCGGGCGTTTTCGGCCTCTGCGAGGGATTCTGCCTCCTTCTGAAACCGCTCATGGTATTGGGCCAACTCATGGTATTTGTCGGCCATCTTGACGATGGACAACTGCTCCATACGCTTGAAGTCCGCCGTCAGGTCTTCCAGAGAGTCGATACGCTTGCGGGCATCTGGCTCTGTTAGGGCTTGCCAGAGTTTAGAGAAATCGGCGTCATTGGCTTCTGCAATGGCTCTTAAATCGCCCTGAAGGCCGCTCAGGGGCTTTTTGATGGTTTCGACGTATTCGGGGCTTCGCTCAAAGTTTGCGGCTTTTAGCTCGCGATTAAGCTCTGCCATGCGGGTTTTGTAGCTCTCAAGCTCTTCTTGGAGAGTCTTGACTGTTTCTCCCTCATACTTGCCCACCTTCTCTTTGGTGGCGTCCAATTCGGCCTTCAAGCGATCCCGCTCCTCGCGGGCCTTTTTCATTTCGCTTTTGATCTCTTTCCAGCTTGAGATCCCCTTCTCAGAATCGTCACCTTCAGGTTTATCGGAGATGGGCTTATCGGCAAAGTGGGGGTTAAGCGGGAGGTCATCGTCGTCTTTTGCTTCTGTCTGCTCGTTAGCATCCTTAGACGATACTTCCTTGGTAATATCTGCAACCTTCTTCTCTACCTCTTCCTTGGTGGCTTTGGATTTGGTTTCCGCTTTAATGGGAGCTTTCTTCTCCGCTTTGGGAGTTTCCTCTTTCGGGGTTTCGGCTGCTGGCTTTGGCTCTTCTTGCTGGGTTTCGGGCGCGGCGGTTTCATTGGGTTGAACTTCGGGGGCTGGTTCTGCGTTAGCCCCTCCAAAAATAGTTCCAGCGAAGTCTGCGTCACCCGTAAGGGCGGAATTAAGGATATTAGCCATAAGTTATATTAGTTTATTTCTTCTGAAGTTATATGGGAGAAAGGTTCTGGCAAGTCAAATTTGGGTTTATTTACCTGTCCATAACCCAAAGTTTCAATGAGGTCCATAACCTCTTGACTGCCCTCATAAAAACCCGCGCTCTTAATAAACACTGGCGACAGATCGAAACCTTGAGCGACAGGGCTGCTGCTCCGTTTCGGGCGAACCCGTTTGGAGATGAATTTAAGCCCCTTCTGCATATGAGGCATTGCCCAAGTTTTGGCCCATTCACGGGCATCCTGATCTGTCCACTCCATTAATAAGTCCTAACTATACGCAGATTATAACTTTGTCTAGTATAAATTATGCTGTTGTAGCCATCGGGGGTCGGCCTGCGGGTCTGGCTGTTTTCTCAAGAATGGAACTGCGGGTTTTAAGATCATTAAGAGCCATTTGCTGACGGATGGTCTCCATTTTCTGCTGGTGCGTCTCTTGGTTCATCATCCGCTTTTCCTGCATCTCAGCTAGTTTCAACTGGGCTTTTTGCATTTCCATTTCCATCTTGGGATCAATCTGTCCCTGCGGCTGTTGCCCAGCCTGCATAGCCTGTTCTTGTGCTTGGCTCTGTTGGGCCATCATGCGATTGATCACCTGTTGTTCTAGCTCATCGATATAGGCTGTGAGGTTCTGGAGTTGGCGTTTGAGTTCGCGGACTTCTTGCGCCCTATAGCTGTTATTAGAGAAGAAGACCAGATGTTCGGTCACATGGTCAGCAGCAGGACGCAAGATCTGCATCGCCTGCTCATCGGCCATTTGCTGTTGGCGGTGGGCCTCAATGATCTCGGCAATCATCGGGATGTGGGCCTCAATGTGAACCGCATGGTTCTGGCTATCGTGAACCATCTGAGGAATGCCCTGACGGAGGTTGCCATTCTCAAGGTTGGCGATGTCAAAGTCCACCACACGGCGCGGGCCTTTGTCGGAGACGAAGAGATTGACCTTCTGCCAACCCACGCCAGAAATGCCAGCAATGACGGAACGTAGGGTATTTTCTTTCCCTTTCTCGTCCATCAAGGAATAAAGTTCCATGAGTTGTTTGCTTGCCATTTCGGTCATTACGGGGCTTCCATCGCCCATGGCACGGAATGCCGTAACCTTGAGGAACTGGCGCATGCGCTCAATGGAAACTCCTCTACGCGCACAGCGCCTACGGAACTCAAGGGCAAGTTGACCACCCTTATCATTAGCAGTAAGGAGAGGATTAACAGCCCTGCGGTATTGTTCGGTTAGAAGCTTGTTGTAAGGAGTGTAGAAAAGTTCCAGTGCTGCGGCGTTTAGGGTGGATTCTTGGCGGGCTTGCTGGACAACTTCAGTAGCAGAACGTGCCTGTCCGTCTGGAGTGGCCTGACGGGAACGATAGCTGCCCGTATTGTTTTGTAAAACTTGGCTCATCAGGTTGTAGACAGGAAGACCCTGAGTGGCAATCGACGGCGGTTGAAGTTGGATCGGGGTCAGCCCACTAGGGATGAACGTGTAAGGCCCGACCTCAATATATTGAAAGTCTTGGATGGCTTCGGCGTCACCCTGCAACTGGATCAAGCCAGAGGTAATAGCGGCTTG